AACATCCTGTTCGATTGGTTGCGTAGTAGTTTGTTGGACCCATGCAGCAGGTCCACCACTGCCACCATTAATCCATCCACCACGACCAAATGTATTACTAGAAGTAGTCGAACTTTGTTGAGTAGTAGATTCTGTGGAGGTTGTTCCAGACCAATTTGTTTCCCAAGAATTCCATATTTCTGAAGCAAATCCAGTTTCAGGATCAACACCATACTTTTCTTCAGCCTCAGACATAATCTGAGAATAATTACCAATAGTATCAATTGTTCTTGCTTCCATTCTGTTTTGGGTAACCCAATTATCTGAAGCAGGTGTTAACACTAGAGTTCCTTGCCAGAAACTAATTAAGAAAGGAGTTACACTTTCAGTTCTAGTTGCAAAAGATTGCGTAATAAATTCAATATCTGAATAGTCTAGACTCAGTATATCATTCTGTTTTCTAACATTTGTTCCTTCTATGTTTGAATTTCTTTCATCTACTGTTGAATCAACATCAACAACTGGACCAGGTTTTAATGTAAATGAATTGGTACTATGCTTTGGTCTAAGAATCTGATTTGTTTGATCAATACTATTTTTTCTACTCAATCTATAATCTTGTGTAGCAAAAGATGTAAAATTATCTACAAAAAATCCAGATTTAAATCTATTCAGTCCATTATCATCAGAAATAAATTGATTTGCTGTAGATGACTCCAGCATAGAAAGTTGAGTATAATACTCTAAATTTCTAATTCTATCTTCCAATTTCTTGATATCTTTCATTTGATATCTCTTGTACTTCAAGAATCTAATAGATGATTGTTGTACGTTATGAAGATATGGTGGATACTGAATCTCTGCAATTTCAATAGCATTATCTGGAGATTCTGGTTTCGATCTCTTTGGATCATCTGAAGGAGTTCCAAACTTCATTTGGAACTTGCCATCTTTATGCAGATATAGTCTATCAATTCTTCCTTGATAGTATGCATAGTCTAAGAAAATAGTTTCATTAGATGCTAAAATATTAGGAACAGAATTTCCTACAGTATTAAATGATCTACCAAGAAACTCTAAAGGTGATCTAGAACCTTCTGTTACTGCATATTCACTAACTCTAGGGCGCAAATCAATGATATCCGTATTTAATATACCATTAATAGCTTTAACTTCTGTCGAGTAATTAAAATCATTATACGATTCTACGGTAACAATATCTCCAGTATCTGAAGAATCAAACGAAGCACTTTTGTAATATATTTTTATTTTATTTTTTGGCGCTTCCGAATCAGTTTTTCTTGTTAAGAATCCATAATTATAAATTGTATTTCTTTGTCCCGATCCAAATGTGTAATTTGAAGAAATATTAAATGAAGTGGTATTTAAACTAGCAACCCCTCCAGAAACAGAGGACTCTTGGAAAGTTACAGTTTCTCCTTCAATAAATTTAAAATTATTTTTGGGGAGGTATCTCAGAATTGAAGTATCTTTAACTTCCGCAAATACTGCAACGGCACCACTTGTTTGTCCAACAATTAATTCACCAATGATCATATCTCCAGTTGAGGCACTAGGACCATTTAACTGGGTCACAGTCATTTCTGGTGCGCCAAAATTAGCATCCGTTAAATTTACATCGGATGTTTCATATATTGAGTGAATTTGTATAACATCAGGAACATTTAAAGAAATTATATTATCCTGAAGTCTTGTTCCAAAAGGATATTGTCCATATGACAATCCATCATTTACAGTTGTTGAACCGATTCCAGATGATGGATTTATAGATTTGTCAACTACTAATGTTTTAACTCTATTTTTAATTTTTTTCTTAGATTTTACAGTAGATTTTCTTACCGTAGTTATGAGTTGACAATCTTCATCATTATTTCCAAGACCTCTAATTTGAAGTTCTTTTAAATCTGCAGAGAATGAAAATCTATCGGATGAAAGTGGTTCAGTTGTTCCATCGGATCTGATAAGAGAATATCTTTCATCAGAATATGCAAGATAAATTTCCCCTTCTGGTAAAGTAATTGATGTAAGACTTGTAGAATCTAATCGATTATTTAAAATAGTTACTGAATATGCTTTTCTAATTACTATTTCTCCATCAGTTAAATCAATAGTAGCAATATTATTTTTTGGCAATTCCGTATAGAATGTATCATCGGAAGATGAATCTAACTGAGTATTAACAACTTTGAGATCAGATGCTGAAAAATCTGATGTTGGAAGTTTTCCATTAGCAACTCCAAGGACAGTGGTTACACCAACTACTGTTACTTCAGACGTAGTAACTCCCACAACTCTTGATAGAATTGGATCTTCAGATACCCTAAGATCCGAATATTCAATCAAATTATTAACTTTTATATTTCCTGGAAATAATTTATTGGTGCTGGAAATAGTGCTAACTCCACTGAGAGCGGTAACTGACGCAACACCTACGACTAATGATGGAGATTGGACAACATTTGCGCTAAATGTATTAATTCCAACTACATTGTTCCCATTGGTTCCATTTGCAATTCCAGTATTTGAATAAACTGATTTTACATCTGAAATTTTATGAGAAGTTACATCGACTATAGATCTATTGACACTAATTGTTTGAGTAGAAATTCCACTTCTAAAAGTTAAAGTTTCATTTTTAACAAATTCTCCTTTTTGATCATACACTGTTAATGCAGTTCCGGCACTAACAGGACTTCTTAAAAATGCAGTTGCTCCACTACTATTACCCTCAACGTGTGAAGGAATTGATAAATCTATAGCATGATTAACTGTAATATTAGTAAATGGTTGTAGGTCATACATTGACATTCCCCACTCATTATCTTGTGGGAATGACGTGTTGTATGATCCAGATTCTAATCTAAAATCAAATACTCTTGCAAAACCAATTTCATTTCCTGGAGCTGCTTCTGAATTTACTCCAACTCTCCGATCTCTTAAACTTAAGATGAAAGTATTACCTACACCAACTGTTGGCGATCTATAAACACTATTGAGTTTTAATGTTGGACCAGTATTATATGGAAAAAATTCATTCTCAATAGTTCTTGTAACTCTTGGTTTTGGTACGTCAATAAAAGTTGAACTTATTGTTTCAATTTCATATCCTTTTACATACGCTTTACCGGGAGATATTCTACAAACCGATAAATCTGGACTAGGAGTTGATCCTCCTGCAGTAAATTGACCTTCTTCATATAAACCTTGATTTCCTAAATTATTGTTTAGGGAATTTACAATAGATACATTAAATGGTTTTACAATATAATGTCCACTCTCATCATATGTTCTTCTTGCTAAAACATCAGAAAGGTCGTCATAAAATACTGCTCCATCACCTCTTGCACTTCCTCTCCTTTTTGGCGTTTGAAGAACACCATCGACAACAGTTCCTAAAAGAATAAAGTTGTCATCATTAAAATCGTCAAGAGATTTTTTAAATAAACTTGCAGTAATTTTAAGTCTATCTGCACCAGGGGCCCCATAATTATTAAATCCTTGAGAATTATCATTTAATGACTCATCAGAATTTGAATTTACAATTTCTTCAGAAATAAACAGACCGATTCTATAATTAGGCTTATTTGAATATTGATCTAATATTATTGATTCTTTATTTACATTTACAAAATATCCACGAATAAAATATACTCCATTTTCAATTTGGAATACCGATCCAGTTGAAGTTGCATTTGATGCTAAAGTATTTGCAAATGGAGCTCCAACTGAAATAGTAGAATTTCCTAATAATCCAGAAGTTATAATTTGATTGCATGTTAAAGACTCACCATTGGAAAATGTCTGAGTAGTATTATCAACCTTAGAAGAACCTGCATAAGAAACATAAAGAGTTGCAGTACCTCTCTCAGAATCAGCTGCTGGCAATACACTATCAACTACTGCAGTAACACCAGACGTTTGTCCAGTAATTGTTGTACCAACTAACTGATCTGCATATGCTTCGACAGGGACTCCCTGAAACGTATTTGCAAGTTGAACGGAGTAATAAAGTTGAGAATACCCAGTATTACCTGGAATTACTTTAGCACCCTCTTTAAAAAAATGCTGACCAAACTTTTCTACTTGATTCTGCAGAATTGACTGTAGAGTTGTTAACTCTCTTGCCTGGACAGGATATCCGGGTTTAAAAAGTACCTTGTGGTAATCGTTCGTTGCATCAAAATCGTCAAAATATGGTGCTACGTTAAGGTTCGTCTGCTGTGGCATAATTCTTTAGAACTGCAAGATAACTTTTATGTCTTCTTTTTGGTTTGACGATCTTGTTATAGAAGGTCTATTATCTACGTATATAATATTTCCAGAATGCTGTTTTACTTCTGGAGAAGCAACACCACTACTAAAATCCATTCCAAGATAATATGTACGATTATTTATCGTTGTTTTGTTATCATTAAATGAACTATCAATACTCAACTGCAATCCTGCAGATGGTGTAATTGTAACGGTTCCATCTCCGGTTGGATTACCAGTAAAATTCCTCATGAGGAATCCATAAGTAGGATTGGTAATTCCAATGCCTGCTGTGGTAAATCCGGCAACAGTCCTATCTTGCCAAAGTTTTAGAACTCCAGTATTTTGGTCATAATTTATAACTCTACCTACTGCAGTGACCCCAGTTCCAACTACTTGGGTGACAAAAGAATCCGCTGTAAAAGATGCTTCACTATATCCAACACCCGTCAATTTTAAAGCATTAACCGCACTTGCTTTATCTATTTCTAAAACCGATCCTCCAGCTGGAGAAAGTGGGTTTTCGACAACCCCAATCCTAGCAAATTGATTTCCTGTGATAAAATCTGGATTTTCATTATCACTTTCAACTCTAGAATACATTAGAACACTATATGCCCCAAGTTCTCTGTAGATGTCAGCACCATGTCCCCCCTGTGGAGAAATGATAACATCAAATGTTGGTCGAGTACTACCTGCAGGAACACCACCAGACTCATAATCTAAAGTTCCGAATGTATATCCAGATCCCTGAGATGATACTGTAACCTCATTGATTTTTGAATCTCCGTCAATAGTAACAGTACATTCTGCCCCACTCCCATCACCCTTAATTGGAACTCTTGTATATGTTACATTTGCTGTCCCTAAACTAACACCGCGATTGGTTATCGTGACAATTTTTATAGAACCGTCTACGGCATTTTCTCTGACTAAACTAGTATCATTACTAGTACTCCAATCTATCGGAACTGGTTGAAAATCTGTAGAGTCAAATTTAGTAATATCCGCAGGTTTAATGGTATAAAGATACTTCCATATATAACCATCACCACTAGTTCCAGCTGCTCTTGGTTCTAAGTCTGTAAATAGTGGTTCATCTAAAGATGGTCTACCAAGAGTATTCTCTGGATCTGTTCCATTTTGAAGGCAGATATAAACTCTAAAATCACTATTCAAAACGTAAAAGTTTGAATTGTATAGATTAGTTGCTCCAGAAACCGAAGCAGTGTTTGATCTACTATAATCATGACGATACATGTCAAAAGTTGTTCCGGAAGACCAATTTCTCTTGGGAACAACCTGTCTTACATCAGAGGAATTAATCCTCTTCAAAGCAATCATTGTATTCCAATAATCATTCTCCTCATCAAAATTATCTTTTGGTGAAGGAGGATTATCGTTCCATGTCGTAGAGTAATCAGTTGGATTTGGAAGTCCAACAAAAGAATAATAGGAATTACTAGCATTAGCAATTCCCGCAACAAAATTCTTTGCGTTTAATATTCTAATTTGATCAGTAATTATGGCAGCCATTTTGACAGACTTTTTTTATTATTTATCCTGCAAAAAATCATAGTTCTTCTAGGATAAGTTGTTATCAAGTTTTC